CTAGCAGGTGTGGCACCGCCTAGTCCCTGTCCTCCTCCAATCATTCCACCGCCACTACCGTATCCGTAAGGGTTATCTCTCATGATGTAAGCCATAATTATTCTCCTATTAGTTCAAACTTTACTTTACCAACAAATCCAGCACCACCAGTGAATAAAACTTTCATAGCGATATTCTCGTTATCAACCGTGTACCAATGATAAGATATTATCATATAATCATCATCGCTGGTATCTGGTGGTTTCATAATATTAAGCCCACTGAGCTTTGTTAAATTATGTTTAATATCAAGCAGGTATGTGTCGTGTGTAAATTCAAACTCCCTGACAGTAGATAAGAAATTATCAGACCTAGACAACTTACCACGCATAGCAGTTATCATAGAGTCTAACGCTTCATTCAGCGGTGTAAGAAGTATCTCAATCCATCCCTGAACTTCTTTAGGATACTCTTCCTTACCCAATCTTTTAATACCTTTAATCTTCAATCCGTTGGCCTCTCTGTTAAGTTCTCGTAAAGTACGCTTATACCTGTAATAGCACACTGTTCTTGTGGAACCCTGTGTGTTAATTCTAGGTAGATTACACTACCTCTGTGATGTTCTCCGTCAGCTAAGAATAACCATTTGTCTTTTACTCTCTTACTGCCCCAGATAACACCCCATTTCTTGCCCCAATATTCTAAGTCCAAATCATTAAACAGGACTTCTCTAGCTGTAGTGTCCAAGTCTGTGTATGTCTTGGCTATCATGTTCTTAATATTAGTCTCGTCATTATCGAAAAACACCTGGAACTTCCTGAACTGCTTACCGTATTCTGGGGACCCACAATGTATCTGTTGGTATTTTAATGTACTGACTATACCTGGACGGATAATAGCCGCAGCAGCAGTTAGGTTATTTACATTAGATAACACCCATTCAGTACCACTTGATTTTTCAATTATTGTTTTAGTATAGGCACCCTGTATTAAATTACTCTCAATAGGGACATCTATAGCAACGGCCAGCGTAACTGTATTGGTAGCTACATCAATAGCTGATATTATAACATCAATATCTGGTGTAGCATGGTCAGTTACAGCAAAGGCTTTTCTTTCTTTTAATAGCTCCTTACCTGTTAATGGGGCTGTGTATAGTAAGTTGTCTATGACTCTACCATCACGGATGTTAGTATCATTAGTATAGATACCATGTTCTCTGTCACTCCAACTTCTAGTGTATGTATTAAATGTATGTACTATGTCATTGTCAGTAGATGCAGTTGTGTTATGTGTAGAACAGTAGTAGGTCTTGTCAGATTCGTAAAACCATGCTGCCCCGTCTTCTTCGTAATTTGCATTTAACGATGGCTGTAAATCTTTGAACTCATTATCACGTCCTATAATCTCAATACCTGCGTCACTTATCTGTACATACCCAAGGTTAGTCATCATAAATATAGCGTTCTCACCCTTCTGTATAGAGTTACGCTGTGTACACTCTAGCGTACCGTCGAACTCTGTAACAACCCAATCACTTGGGGTCTCACCAGTCATTCTGTATATTCCATCTTCTTGTTTAATAATAAAAACACTGTCTCTTAATCCTATTACTTTTAGGATAGGGTCACCCTTATTACCAACAGCTTTGAAATTAACCGTAGGTACCGCCTCGGCTTGTCCTTGTTTAGACCACATTATTGCGTTTTGTAAGTCGCTGTTTGTTGAACTATAGTCTGTACCTGCTATTGGAATTACAGGGCTAAAGCAACTACCAGTTGCAACGCTGTCAACTATTAGATAAAAAACTGCATCACCTAATGCCTTGGATACTAACTCCATCTTTCCCGACGGGTCAGTTGCACCACTGGTATAGAATACATCTATTATAGTATTCCCTGATGCTAGGTTTAATGTTCTAACAATAGACCTTGCTGTTCTGTCTATGTTCTGTGCATCTGTACCGCTTGTGTTTCTTATAGCTCTTGGTGTTACACCTATATCTTCGTAGAAATTAGCAGTTGCAGTACTGTTACCAACAAACGCTACGTTTATATCAAATGTAGTTGCCGCTGGTGTGGCTAATACTGCATGTACACCGTTAGCTGCCGTAGTACCAGTATCATCGTATATCAGTACATAATCAGCAGTTGTTAGACCGTGTGTGGCTGTAGTTGTGTACCTTACTAACCCTGCACCGTTATCTGCACTACTAGCTATACCGTATCCACGATTTAGAATATTACTTAGTGTACCACCACCTGTATGGGCGTTTACATAAGCAGATGCCTGTAAGTCAACATTAAGGTCGTCAATTCTTGTTACAATCCATCCACCGTTAGCTTCTACTGTACCAGTAACATCAATTACTGTAGTATAGTCACCAGTAATCAACCCATGTGCTGCCGTTGTAGTCACCCTACATAGCCCTGCACCATTGTTAGCAACATTACCAACTGTAGCAGTCTTCTCATCAAAGAATCCTAATACAATAGTTGTCGTAGCGTTACTTACTGTTAAAGTGCTAGTACCACCTGTTATATTTGTAACACTTATTAAATTCGTATATAGTCTTTCTAGTCCTTCGACATTACCGTAAATCATATACTCTTTATATTTGCCCATTGTCGTCGCTAATGGAGGTCTGTCGTTTTGCTGTAATATCCCTTCCTGTGTGATGTTTGTATATAAACTAGCACCCCTAAATCCTTCAGGTAGAATATCATTAACTGTCAACATCCCTGCAACAACTTCCGCTGCTGTTGGGTTGTCTTCATATACTAACTGCAAGTCCTCTGGTGGCGTTCCATTCACCATTGTTGACCTGTATAGTCCATATTTATAATTAACTGTAGTTTCAGTTGGTATCTGTATCTTTAGTTCTACAGCCCTATCCGCACCTGCATTATTTGTAACCTCTATCCTTTCACTTGGAGCACCAGTTATAAGATTCTCGTTAGCATCCTCGTAACTCCATACAATACGATATGCAACTGTGTATAAGTTTGTTAGCCAATTTATGTCATCTATTATTCTTAAATCAAAACCTAATGCCTTCTGTATACCTGCGTATCTGGCTGCACCTGCTACAGCGTCTAATTTCTGTATACCTGCTGATGTTGTTATATACCAGTTTGATGCGAATTGAGTGTCTTCAATTCTAAAATTAGCATCAGGAGCATTGAAATCAACACCTGCTGATACATCAACTATCTGTGCAAATATCCCACCTGCTCCAGTATCTCTATATAATGTATTATTAGAAAAATGCAGTATTGGCAAATCGCCGTAATCTAGTATTGTGTTAATATTGAAATCAGGTAACGTAGTTAAATCAACGTATGTATCTCTACCACGAGGGATTCTGTAAACATTGTCTCTGGCAGTCTCCCAATTCTTACATACTATAGCTGTGCCTATTGGTAATGTAATAGGATTACCATTAACCATTCTGCCTATCTTTTCATTAAACACCCTGTGTTCAGCCATCTTACCCTCATCTTCGTTGTAGATTTAGTATATAAGACCTTGGTACTATTTTCTTTGGAGAACCTTTACTTCTATTCTCTGTAACCCTACGCATTGTTGTTAGCATAGCACTTAGTTCCTGTGTTGCAGTCTGGTAGTTCTGAGCATCTCCAGAAGCAGCTAGAAGTTTAACAACTCCAGCTTGTACCAACAATGGATGAAATTCCGATGGGAAATGCGGTACTGGAGAATATCCAGTCTGTGCAACCCAATCACCAGCTACTGGTGCTCTATCAAATCCAGCTATTGCTACCGTTACATCAGTACCAGCTACAGTATTTGCTACATCAGATTGGATTATCTCGTAAGGGTTCTTGCCGTTTATTATATCAGTGTTGTTAGTTGGTAGACCTAATGGTGCAACATCACAACTTAAAACATAATCCGTTCCAAGAGTAGCAACTGCTGTTATCAAACCACAACTAGCAACTTCTCTCAGAAGATTTATAATCCTAGAATAGTAAATCTTTATCGTACCTGTTGGAGCTGTCCCCATATCAGGATATACTATAAAATTTGCACCCTCTAGGTAAAAACCCTCTGGACTGTTACTTGTACCCGTAACAGATTCATTCGCCCTAGTTCTTCTGTATAGTCTTGTTTCGTTACCAGAAGTATCGACAAAATATATCCTATCAATAACCCAAGCAGAAGCCTTTTCAGGTAAGTGGTACTGGTCTTGACTGGCAACCAATGTTATTGAGTGCTGGTCAGTAAAGTACTCTTCATTTGCAACTATTAACTCAGTCTGAGCTAACCATTGTATCTGCTCGTTTAGTATTGCTAGAATATCAGTATCGGTGAATTTCCGTGTACTGGATGGCATTAAAGTATTACGTTTAATAGCATCTACTAGAGTAGTTGTATTATACACTAATTATTCCTCTTTTTATTTCTACCCGCTCTTGACATAGATTTTATCACCGGGCCTGTCTCCGCTGTTGTGCAATTAGGGTCGTTCTTATCAACTATCCCGCAGTATTCTGATGCGTCTAGTTCATAACCCTTATTGTTTTTGTTCTCTTTAGCCACGGCCTTATCTAATTTATCTGATTTAGTCTCTTCCTTCTTAGCCCACGGTGACTGACCTTTTAATTGTGGTACACGATAATTCTTGTTAAGGTAACTTAATAGTCCCTCTATAGCTTTAATCTCAGTTTTTTTATCCACAAGTCCCCCTTTTTATGCTAGTTCCCAAATTAATGTACCATCAGCACCTTCAGTTAAACGAAGTGCTATATACCTTGGTGTTACAGAATAGTCCGCTGCAAATGTATAGTGTGTAGTTGTTCCAGCTGCACCATCACTTGATTGAACAGTTACATTAAAACCTGATGTATCAACAGAGCATTTTATGATTATCGTAGGTTGCATGTTCTTCTCTACACGGTATTGTGAATACCTTGTAGCGTCGTACTCTCTTATTGTAAGAGCGTATGCTGCGGTTGCTGTTGAAATATCCCATGTTACAAGATTACCCTCTGCTGTTGTTGCTTCAACAATGTCAGTTCTAGCCTGTGTCTCTCCATGAAAAGTCTTACCATCTATTGCGTATGAGTTTCCCATTACCTACCTCCCTTTTTCTTTATGACCTTTTTAACTTCTTTTTTAATAGTAACCACTTTTTTTACTGGTTCAACTATTTCAATCTTTACTTCTTCTTTAACTTCTTCCTTTGGTTCTGGTATGTTAAATTCTTCTCTTAATTTAGCAGTGCATACCTTTGTGTTCTGTCCATACTCTCTTACGATTTCAAATAATTTATCTTCCATGTTATTCCTCCTTCATATTTATAGCAGTAAAAGCTAAATCTGGATTTTCTTCTGCTACAGCGTCTAACGCTATATCTATCATCTTCTTTGCGACTAACTTTTCAACCTGATACTTTTTATATTCTGGTTCTTTTGTTATATCTGTCTGCTGAACTATACCTTGTGCATCTAATGTATAGTTATACGCACCGCTTTTGTGTAATACGGTTAAAGTTTCTATATCTATACCATCAGCAAAACTTTTAATTGTTACCAGTTTATCAGGGTGTTCAGAATTACCAAAAGAATAATCATCACTATGAAAACCTTGTATTTTGTCTGTATCTTTTATTATTGATGCTAACATATTAAACACCTCGTTTTATAATTTGAAAATGTCCAAGACCCTCAGCCCTTATTTCTGTAGCAGTACCACCATTATACATGGCTTGTAGCGTGATAATATCAGCAGCCTTTAATGGGACAGCAAAAATAACATGACGAACACCTACAGTACCTGTACCACCAGCTAAAAAACTTTCGCTATTTATCCCACCTAAAATATTTCCACCTTTAGCCATTCTTGTCAAAGTTGTGTCACCGTCTGTGTTTTGGTATGTATTACAAGAACAGTTTATATCATAAATACCGTCCTCTAAAACAGTTATAGAATACCCTGTTACATTAGCATAGGCGTTTGTTGTAGTATAAGATGCGGCTTGTAAAATTTGTTGAACTAAGTTTCTTTTCTGCATTTATAATCTCCCCAAAAGTTTGTAATAGTCGGTTGAACGTCTAGTACCACCTGATATTAAAACTCTTGTAGCGTCTCGTTGTACCTCGTCACACCAGACCTGGCTTACTGCACCTGCAACCGATGGTTTCATAAATGCGTCTATTGAGCAGTCAACACTCTGTAGAACTGTTGGTAGAGCGATACTTGTAGCTCCTATTCTCCGCAATTCTAAATCAGTTAATACAGCCTCGTAAACAAAACATTCGTCAGCTTCTGTAGCTGCCAATTCTAATGTTCCATCAGCTATACACCCTACCCATATACTCTTATTGGCTTGTAGGTCTAAATTGGTCGTAGCTATGAATTGATTTTCGCATTTAAAATTTACATAACAATATGCCATTGAGGTTGCCTGATTATATACCAACGCTAAATGGTTCCATGCAGCTCCAGCGACATAACTAGAACTTAAACCAGTGATATTGGCTACATCAAAAACGGCATAACCATTAGCATCTAAATATATCTGAACCTTCTGTGCTGCTGCGTTTGTACCAACAGCTATATAACCTGCGGATACCGCACTATTAAACCACCCACCGATACTTACGTTTAAATCACCGTTACCTGTCCACCCTGCCGTTGCGTCAGCTTGTAGATGCTCACCTGCTCCTACTGGCACATAGGCTGTTGTAGCAACACCCATTATCCCCGTAGCTGCTGCGTAAACATCGCCATCACTTAAGTCATTTGTGTTGGCACTTAAATCCACGTTGTCAGCAAGATTATAAACTGCGATTATCCTGGCAGCGGTATCAAAGTCAGTTAATATTAAATCGTGTGAGGCGTATTGCTGTAAAGCATCGCCCACTGCGCCAACTACCGTATAGTCCTGTATCTCGGCACTACCAACTATGTCTAGCGTATTGCCAGCCTTGTCTATTGTATAACTATCAGTACCAGCATTTAAAATTACATCACCAGTATCTGAGTCAAGAGTTAAATCATCTCCTGCTCCAGTGACTGTGATTTCTAAATTACCAGTAGTTTGTTCAATAACCCCGTTCTCAATTTCAATCAGGGCATCAAGTATTACTCGCCCCGTCCCGTTAGGGGTAATATATATATCACCATCATTTCCTGTGGTGCTTATTGTTAAATCTGGGTCAGCTACATCGTTATGTTTAATCTCGTGTGCCCAAACATCCTTCCACTCTATAGCATCACTGCCAAGGTCGTCGGTATTGTCTGTATCACTTATTAACGATGTGTTTATTGCTACAGTTAAAAGATTACTAAGTGCTGTATTGGCGTTTGTGACAGTTTCGAAATCACCCCAGTTACCACCACTTTCCTTGTATTGTAGCTGGCCGTTAGACGACCTGAATCCTGCGCTTGCGTCTCCGTCTGTACCGTCACCATCACTACCATATAAGATAGTCTGGTTAACAGCAGCATTGGATGTACCTCTATCAACTCGTGCAATACGACCTGTCTCTATAAACATTGATACATTTACATAAGATGCAATAGCATTTAAAAACTGCGTACTATATACGCCATAATCCTCGTCTTGGTCCTCTGGGACTGTATAAGCTACACCTCGGACAGTTACAGCTAATGACATTATTATCCTCCAAAAAGGGCGGGAGCTTGCACCCCCGCCACATTTATTTAGCTATTTACTATACCTGTCATCAATACAAGCTGACTCATATAGTCAGTTGCAATCGCAGCGTTCCAGTAAATTCTACTTTCGTAACCTTCGTTGTTCTCCATCTGTCTTAGATATTCTCCGCCTTTCTTTAGGCCAAACTTAGGAACAGTTACTGCACCTAGTTTCTCAAATGATTCGGAAACTCTAGGCATAATAAAACCCTGTCCTTCCTTCATCATTTTATGAGCAATTATCCTAGCTGTACCAGCATTGGTGAAAAACTTTAGAACTTCATGTCCATTCTCGAAGCTATTCTCTTTATAAGAATAATCAGTAGTTCTGATTGCTGCTGCGTCCTGGTTTAAGTTGTTCCAAGCTCTAGGGTTTATAATTACGTCAAATTCGCTAGTATCATCACCTAGTCCACGGTTATAACCCTGTGTTACGGCTGCGAAAAGTTTATTAAAACTTAATGCTCCAGCGACATCATAAGCTGCACCTGGTCTCCACAAGTTATAAGTTGTAGAGTTTATACCAAATATTGTACCAGTTGTGTTTCTGAACATAACGTCCATACCTATCATCTGATTAGCGCTTCCTGAGTTATAGATTATGTCTCCAGCAACACAACCAATAGTCGTAAGGTCGATGTCATAAGTAACAGTCCTTGCTTCTATTGCGTAATCTGTAACTATAGCTGTTCCTCTTAGAACTCCTGCTGCACTATAGAAATAATCCTTTCTGCCTTCAGCTCCCCACCATAGACCTGGAGCGTAAGTTTCAGTTGTTATTGTAGCAGTAGTAGTAGCTATAACACCTGTTATACCTATACCACCTGTTGACTGACCCCAAAGAATGTCCTGCTCCATCTGAGCATAAGCTGTTTTCATAGCGTTCTTTGTCTGTTTCTTAGTAAGAGCTACGAATACTTCCTTACCTTCACTTGACCTTTCGATAGCTTCTGTTGAGTAAGCAACCCTTAGTGAAAACTGATACGGTTGGTATGTTGCATACTTTATCGCACCAGCACTAGGACTTTCTAGCGCATAAGCTGTTGAATTAGGCGGAGCCTTCGTGTAGCCCTGCTCACTTGTTAGTGTCTGTGGGACTTTATAGTCTCCACCTGTTGATGTTCCCTTTCCTGATGGGATGTCCTTACAAAGGTATCTACCATCGGGTGTCTTGTCTTTCAAATCGCCATAAACATCTTTAAAAATGCCACTGGCGGTTGTTAGAGTATTTTCAGCCATTTCATGTCCTCCTTATAAATTTTTAAAAAACTCGTTCAATCCTTCTTCTTTCTTCTTCTTTTCAGGTTGAGATTCTGTGGACGGCTTTAGACTGTTTGAAGTTGGTATAGCTTCTAGCCCTGCTGTCTCATCTGAACCCACCCTTACTGCCTTTGCAACATTTTCAGGTACGACTTTTCTGATTTGGTCGTCAGACATCTTACCGAACATTGTGTAAACATATTCCTTTAAATCCTTCTCGGCATGACTTACCGCCTGGTCTGGCGTTACGTCAATGTCGTTATGCTTTGCGACCATCATATAATATAAAGCATTTTGCATTATATCTAATCTGGTCTGCTCGCTTCCTTCTGTATAACCCTTTTCTTTTAGAGCTGTGATTATATCTGTTGAATATTTCTCCTGTAATCGTGATACCTCTGCGTTATATTCAGTAGTAGTCTTTAGCTCTGCTTCTTTCTTTTGATTCGCTTCCCACTTAGCCTTTTCGCTTCTTAGGTTTTCTAACTCCAGCTGCTCTTCGGTCATTTCACTTCTTGCAACTGCCTTCTCTAGTAATTCCTGAGCATACTCCGCATCTGCACTCTCTGGTATTCCTGCAAGTCTACGATACTCATTGTACTTCCTAGGGTCAGCAAGAATATCATCTACGAATATCTTGGTCTTCTCCTCTAGGTCTTTTAACTTCTTCTCCTGAGCCTTAACACCATCTAGCTTCATGTCGGCTGCGGTGTCTTTAGAATACGTCCTTACAATCTCTTCTAAATTTCTAGTTGTGGGTACACCATTTATCTTCATTGATAACGATGGCTTTCCGTCTTCCATTATAACTTCTGAACCTTCAGGTAGTCCACCTACCAGTGACGTAAAACTTGCAATTAAACTCTCGTCACTCTCTGTCGCTCCATCTACTACTACTTCTTCCGTCTCTACTGGTTCTGTTACTACTTCTTCTGTTCCCTCAATTACTGTTGTTTCTTCACTCATTTTTTAACTCCTTGTGGCTCTGGTTGGCCTTGGTTTTGTCCTGGTGGCATTTGCTGTGTCGGTAGCTGTCCACCATAGATTAAGTTCGCTACTTCATCCCCCTTTCTCATTATGTCCATCGCATCACTAATGAACTTTGTAATGTTTTTGACCTTGTCTATGTTCTTCTCGTCCATTGAGAATTTAATATTTAATAACAAACTCTGTACTTCTTTAATTGTCTCAACATGATTCGTACCTGCAATAGGTGTTACAGCCTCGCCGTTCATCAATGACTGTTTAATCTGAGCTATGTAATCGTTCATAGCCATTGTACTCTTCACTGCACTTTCAAGATTACCAGTATTGGCAACCTCCATGAAATCCCCGTAAGTAAATTCTTTAGGGTTTAATTTCATATATTCACTCGCTGTTTCAATTCTACCAGCAGGTGTGTTTAGTATAGGATTTACTTGATTAACCATGACCCTAGATACACCTGTTAAATCCTGATTTGTAAACTCCATTACGTCAGTGACACTGTTAGGTCCAAGGATGTCTATCAGCCTCTTAGTATCTGCAAACTTACGCAACGTATCCAACATGAACATTGTTATATCTTCAAACGTATCGTTACGAGCAGCTTGTAGTCCAAAAGAAAACTGCTGTCCCATAGCAACAACTGTCTGCAAAGCTACGCCACTTTTTAAGTTAGGTGCGGCACTTGCGTCACCACGGATAACTGCGTTCTGAGCAGATAGTGTTTCCATCTGGTGTGTCATAAATGATATTGCGTTAGTCAGCGACGATAAGTCACCCATTAAATCTACAACCTCTGGTTTTGTCGTACTCGTCCATAAGTTTCGACCACTTTGTAATGTTTCGATTTCAACTTGGTCGCCACTTGGACACCAGACATCGTTCAGACCGTTTTGCATATTAGTATATAGTGAACTCATCGCATCGTTTACAACCATCTGTGGAGCACGAAGTAAATTAACATCGGTATATCCCATGCCTGTCTCTAAATATTTACCAGGCATTAACGGAAATACTGGTAGGCTCTCACCATGAATATTGACCGAATCATAAAGATGAACTGCACTACCATTACCACCACAGAATAAAACGTACTTCCCGCCTTTAACAGCAGGAGTATCTCTATGGTATGCTGAATACACCCAAATATCATCAGTATCTGTATCGAAATCAGATGTATAGTATGGGTCGTTTGAGAACGAATCTAATGCTAAGATTTTGTCTTTCTTCTCACCACTGAACGAACTCGCAACATCGTATTTGTTCTTTCTTCTACGGAATATATACCAGTCCTGTTTTCCCTTTCTGGTATAGTCATAGAATACATCCCAGGTTGATAGAGCCTCATCATCGAAGTCGCCTTCTTTTTTGTACCGACCATCTTCGTCAACTACTTCCTTACCCATCTCTGGGTTCCATTCCTTGACGTAAAAACCAGCCCCGTAGATTACACCGTACTCTGTGACTTGATTTAAAATCCTGCCGTATCTCTTGACCTTTTCGTAGTAATCTAAAATCTGTCTGAATATCTGTGTTGACCTTCTGGACTCTACTGAATCGTTAGTTGCACTTACCGTGTATGATACAGGGATGCTAACTATTGGGTTCAACATGTGTCTTGCTATGTTTCGAAAATGTCCTAATGCACAAGCTAGGATTTCGCCCTGTTCACCTGTGTTTAGAATATCTAAGTCCTCAGAGTCCTCAGAAAAAAACCTGTTCTCATAGAAGTCTTTGTTCTTTTGCCAGCCATTAGCAATACCACTACTTGTAGTGTATTCCTGAAACTTGGTGACTTTCTCCATGAGTTTCTGAGTTAATTGCTGTTTGTCTTTCTCATTGAAAAGATAACCCATAATCACCCCTTATGGCATTGTCTTGATTTAACTTTACAGTAGCAAGGACTATTTTAATATTTTAGATTATTTGAGATTTTAGACAGACGGGTATTCTTTTAGAAGGTTGCTCCTAATCACTCCCGAAGTTAATACTTAGTTCTTACTTAGTGTTTCTCTTAACTACCTATCTAGCCTTCGTAACGACAACAAACAAATAAACAGTCGTAGTAGCCTTTTACACCTTTCATACTAGGTTCTGTAGTAAAGTTAGTTAAGGAATGTGTTAGCCTACCCGTAATCATTTGTTTAGCTAACCGTGGTCGGATTTGTGAGCTGTTACCCTTTTGTTTCACCTTAACTCCTTTTACACATTTTAACATCCCGCTTATTGGCTCAACACCTTTTACGGTCTGTACTCTCGCCGAGGATATGATTGCCCTCGCTGTCGCCTTTGATTTTTAAGGAAAAAGGTCGTTATAAAAAACCTACACTTGTCTACTGCTTTTACTTCGCAAGTATATCCACAAGATAGTGGAAATGTTCTGATACTATCTTATAATATAATTAAATTGTCAAGATAAAAAAATAGGGGGCTATAGAAATAACCCCCAAGTAGTAAAGTGTAGTCTCTTCTAACGAATAGACTTTGCGAAGTAATACTATGTATTATACTCTAGTATGTTCTATTGTCAATAGTTATTTTCATTGATGTGTAATAGGTGTGTTTAGTGTGTATTTTGATGGGTTAATCATGGGTTATAATATATCCCTCAAGCCCTTCTTACCATTTACTGATTTAACAATCTCGTGAGTACTTGGTAGTATCCTGCGACCCTCTTCGTCCATCTCTCCAATCTTGTATGGGTTCTTACGCCAGTTTACGTTATCAAAGAAATAACACATCGCCATTAACGCATCTAAGTGTCCCATTGTCTCAGTCCTTTCGAAATCAGTCCTGTTTACATTCCAAATACCAAACCGTAACTGCTGGACAAGGTTAGGGCACATCTCTTCGTTTATCAGTATCTTACTCAACCCCACCCTCAACTGATTTATCACCGAGTCTCTATACCCCTTGTTACTCTCCTTCTTTCTCTTACTGACTGGCATTACAGTGTATCCGTAACTCCTGCCCATATCGAATAACTGCTGCATCTCGTTATCACCAATTCTCTTCGGCTTGTCGTAACCCAACTCCCTCTCAATCCTCTTGCATTCCTTTACAATATCTTCCGTACTCTTATAGTGCTCGAAGTACTCCCGCTCAATTACTAAATTACCCTTTGTGAAATCTAGGTACCCAAATAATACCGCAGTATTGTCCACTAACCCTAAATCAAAACAAACGTAACTATCAAAACTTGGTGGTCTCTCAATCGTACCAACACGGAGAGTACACGCCTCGGGAATTACTAACCTGTCCTTTGCACCATCATCCCTTAACTCATACTCAATCCGATAAGCATCACTCATCACACCACCACACCTCTCCAATATCCGCTCGTGTTGCTCATCACTAACTATCCCCTCCTCCAAACTCATGTGTATGTCCTGGTAGAAATAATAATTCCCAGCACTAGCACTCGCAATCTGAGTTATGAAGTCATGAGTTAAGTCTGGAGGTATCGTACTCGTGATTATCATCTGGCCATTAGTCGTGTCCAACTGAGGGCCCAAAACATGAGTTAACGTATATCTCGGTCTGTACTTCCAAAACCCATACTCATCACAGTATATTATGTCCGCTTCATTACCCCTCGCTTTAGCACTCTCATCCTTGTCCTTTACACCAAATAAATATATCCTGCTGCCACTCTCAAATAACCAGCAGTCATCCCTACTCAAATACCTTGGAGCTAACTCCATACAGTCACCGTATATGTGCTCCAATAAAGTTATGAATATCTCACGAAATGACTTCTGAGTGATACCACCTGCCCTTACAATAATCTTCTCCCTTATACACCTCTCAAAGATATATACAAACGTAGTCGTGCTCTTACCCCATCTCCTGTGAGTGTTGCTTAAACACCTCTTGCCATCCCTTAACATCCTATACAACCTCAACTGGTCAGGTCTCAAATACCAGTCAGCAATTATCCCGTTCTTGAAGTACTTAACCAACCTACTCTTTCTCTCCTCTTTACCCACAATAGATAACTTGTCCAAAATATCAGCCCTCTTGCCAGATACGGAAATTTTTTCCGAAACATCAACCTTGCCTTTAGAACCTGAAAATTTTTCTATGATGGATACTCTCTTACTATCACTATCTGGATGCGGGGTACCCCCCTTAATGTCTATTGGTACACCTGCTTTAATATCAGTATAGGCAATCTCACACGTAGCATTGGGTGTTTCATAGGGCGTAGGATTAGCATTAACTTGTTTATTATCAGGTACTTGTATTTTAGCCTTATCTTGACGGATAACGGTCTTATGCACCTTTGCGGGCTTATTTGCCTTGAGTAACTCTCTCTCTGCCTTAGCGTTTAACCGTGCTTCCTTCCTGTTCAGTATGTTGATTCTCTTCCTGTCCTTAGCTCTACACGCAGGACTACAGTATATTGGCACCTTTGTACCTCTTTTGTATGCTATGTCCTTATTACACTTTAGACAATTAGTATGAAGCCATTTGTTATTGTACTTAGTAGTGTTCATAGAGTAGTTGTTTAATATCCAATAGTATTATCTATGTTTTTGATATAGTCAAGACTTCTGAATAGGGTGGGTTTGGGGGCAATTATAATACTACTGTTTAATGGCATATTATACCCTTATTAGTTTAGTTTACCTTTGTTATTGGGGTTTGGTTGCTTTCCGAACTTTTCTATTCTCAACTGCTCAATCTCGTTGCGGATTTTATCAACAGAAGCATCATCTAGCTTTATCTCGGCTTCAACATTGACATTCTCACTTTGTATGTACTGTTTCTCTATCATGCCATAATTTGCTTTTAATAGAAACAATGCCATGGCGTTATTTAGTTTATTTGTCAATCCGCCAGTTATCAAGGCTTCCTGACAGTGCGTTCTTAATCTTGCGATTGGTTCGGCATATTCTGGATAGTTCCGCTCGTACGATTTAATCACGTCTTTATAGCATTTTGAATAGATTGCAAAGCCCGACGCTGTAGGGATTTTATTCTTTTTGTCACAGTGACGTAAATATGCGGAAATCTTTTTATTCATGTCATTGGGACTTGCGAATATCTTGTCATATGCCATTACCATACAATATATGCTACGCTTTGCTAGTGCAAGTTAAATTAAACATAAAAATAAAATAAAAAATAATTAAAATAAAGGTTGCATTTCTTTTAAAACCGTGTATAATAGGGCTTGTAAGTTAAAAAAAGGCACGGAGGAACAAAATCATGGGAAAAAGAAGTTTTAAATGTTTGTGTGAAGCATTAGAGGACAGGGGTTACTATGCTTATAGGTTAGACAATGACTTGTTTAAGCTAAATGGTATGAAGTTGACAATCACAGAGTTTGTAGAAAATGCAAGAGACATTATTACTAATGTCAATCCTAAGTTATCATTATTATCAGTAATAGGGGGGTGTTAGTATGAATTATTATATTAAGACAACATTAAAAGATAAAAACGGGCTTTACAAAGTAGAAAGTGAAACCATTGATTATGAATATGAGTTGCTTTGGCGTATGCTTAAAACTTACTATCCCAATGCAAAACATGCAAATATTACAGTGGATGCAATAGCAAATGGCGGAGCGTTGTCAACAGTATATAGAAGTCTAAAAATAGAAGTATGGGGGGTGTTAGTATGAGATACTTATACGTTGATATAAACATAGCAATAAATAGGGTCAATTATCTTGAAGGTAGTGTTGCAGATTGTAGTTATTCTTGTAACTGCTACGATAAACTAACAAAGTATAAACAAGAACTGCAAGATTTATCACTTTTTGGCTATTACACAAAAACATATAACAAGGAATTTAAACTACTATGCCAAAGGTTTGACCGATTTATGAAACGTCATGGTTATTTTGAATTTATAAACTAAATAAAGCTATGCCAAGCTATAACTGGCAAGGGGTAAATTATGAATTATCAAAAACAAGGAACTGATTTTCTTAAAAGTACAGGTACAGATTTCAAGGTTGAATACCTTAAAAATGACGTCTATTTTGACGGCGACAAGGAAACTAGGGATATTTATAGGATTACACTAAGGCGCAAGGGGGAGCAATTTAGTTTTAAATTTGGGCAGAGCATAGCTAACAGCGATTACGGCAATAATACTCCCACAGCATACGACGTTTTAACTTGCTTAACTAAGTACGACCCAAACGATTTTGCTAATTTTTGTAGCGACTATGGCTATGTCATAGACAGCAGAAAAGCAGAAAAACTTTATGAGGGTGTATGCAGAGAGTTTAAGGGCGTGGACAGGCTTTTTAGTGATGTTATAGAGCAATTACAAGAAATAAACTAAGCCAATGCAAGGCTATAAATGGCAAGGGGGCTTTATGCGAGTAATACTATTACTATTGACATTGACATTGACTCAAGAACTAGCACAGATAAATAATAACCTTAGAAAAGGCGAGTATGAAATAGACGCTTTTGAATACTGCACGATAATTGATAAAACAAATAAAGAATGTACGGAGGTTTTAAAATGATAAACTTAGACAAAATTAAAAGGGATATTGACGAAAATGTTTATAATTCCATTGTAACCTGTATTAAGCCCGAAGTTCTTAAAAGGTGGTATAGGGATTGTACTTTAGAAATAATAAACTTTACAAGGTGTGGAGACGAAAAACACTATAAACTTAATTGCGAAAAGGCTTTGTTGGAATATATGCTAGAAATAAGATAAAAAAAAGGGGGGGTAAAATGAAAAGATATATAATTGCAGAGTGCGACATTGACAGAATAAAGGCTGGTACAATGAATATTGATAGTATCAAGGGCGACAGTGATTACCTATGCTTAGACGGTACTACAATGGGTGATGTTATAGACAGGCTAGAACTTGACTTGCTTGATGATAATACTCAAAAATTGTTAGACTTTGTTTATAACAGATATATGGGTAGCTTTGACGTAACAGATATTTGGCAATTTATAGAGGACACGGCAATACTATTTAATGAGGGGAGGTGATTAAATGAAAGTAAATAATAATTACGAACTAACAGGGTATGCCAAAAGACTTTTTGAAGAGCAACCAATAAGAATTGTAGCAATAGAAAAACAAGACGAAAAATGGTCGAAACTAAGATACAAAACACTACCAAGAGGGCGCAAGGTTTATTCAATGTTTATTTACAATAACGATGTAATAATAAAGGGGTGCAAAAATGGATTGTAAAAGCTGTAAAAAAAGACCCCACGGCTACTCAGTCTGTAGACAGTTATCAGAAAAGGGAACCTGTGAGTTTTACGAACCTAAGAACCCTGATGTTTGCCCTGTTTGTGGGAGCAAAAACTTCACAGAAAGCCAGTTAAAAACCAGAAAAGGGAAAAATGGAGAGTTTTACAGAAAGTGCTTAAGTTGTGGAAAAATAAGAACTTTATACTAGGAGGGTAAACAATGAAAAACAAAAAGGCTGTGGTTTACGTTAAATTTAGGGGTGGATTAGTTGATAGCCCTTTATCCTGTAAATATCATAAATTAAAATGGACAGATGATGTTTGTAAGTGTGAGAAGGGACATATACTTTCAAGAGGCTTTAATGTTATAAAAGATTGTACTATCGGTTGCCCTGATTTTATAAATGGTACAGTGCTTGAATATAAAACGAAGGTTTTAAAATGAAGTTAAATAATAAAATATAAATAATATTTGACTTGTTTCAATAAATAGTGTATAAATAATAAAAAAGAGGTAAAAATGATTACAGAAAAGATTTTAAACTATTTCCAAAATGTAGAGAAAAAACGTGAGTGGAGCAATAACGTCTTTAGAGCTTCAAGTTCTGGTAAATGCGCCAGGGCTTTAGCTTATCAGCGACTAGAATATGAAGCTGAGCCTTTGAGTGCCAGAGCAAGAATGGTTTTTAGAATGGGTGATTTAGTAGAGCAAGATATGGTCAACGCTTGTGAAGCCGTAGAATGTCTTACGGACATGCAAAAAGAAGCTAATTTTATACTACCTAATGGTCAAGAAGTTACGGGGCATATTGACGGGATTACAGAATTTAACGGTGAAAAAATTGTCGTTGATTTTAAATCTATTTCTATGTTCGGATTCATGCGTGCAGAAAAAGGCGAATTGGATTATTCATACAAATGTCAAGCCACCTGTTACATGAAAGCATTAGACTTAAAGAAGTTCCTATTCTTATTCTATAACAAGAACACAAGCCATGTTACAGAGATACTATACCAATGGGATGAAAAGATATTAAACGAAGTTGTGGACAGATTTACACGAGTGGGGCAAGCTACTAAAGAAAATCTACCAAACAAGGATTATGGACCAAACGCAAAAGGAGATTTGCCGTACCAATGTTCTTACTGTGCTTATGCTAATGTATGTCAAACAGACTATGAGCTTATATTTGAGAAGGGCAAGCCTAAACTAAGGAGGAGAAAGTAATGCAATTACTAATTGAACAGTTAGACAAGAGAGAATTTGACGGAAAATTTGGGAAGTATTGGAAGGTTGGTATCTATGCCAATGGTAAGTGGTACGGTACACCAGAAAAGGACTGGAATAGGGGTTGGGAAGTAGGTAATACCATTGACGTAGAAGTTGAGCAGGTTACGGGCAAAAATGGTAAAACATACAATAATATTCTACCACCTGGGAAGTCAAGCGGTGGTTCGGGTCAGGATAGTTTATTATTGGAACGTATTGCCACCATATTGGAACGAATTGAGTTAATCCTTAGTAAGAGAGGTTCTTAAATGAAAGTTGAAGGAAACGGCAATTCTGTGCAAACTGAGGGATTTTGCAAGTATTGTAAAAAATGGTGTACTTTAGTGTTTTCTACAAATTATGATGATGTTAAGATTTGTGAGGATTGTCAGCAGATGGAAATTAACCAGTACGAAGAAACTTTAGAAAGAGGAGGCAAATAATGTATATAGCAACAATAAATGCAGATGAAAAATTAGTGATTAAGTTTAAAAAGTATCTGAAAAAGAATGGGAAAGTGTTTAGCTTTGAACTAAAGAGAGTTTTAGATGAAGCCATAAAACTTGAAATTGATAGGTACGAAGAAGGAGAAAGCGAAAAGAAATAGATTGACAGATTGTATTTTTGTAGTAAGGTTTAATTATTGGCAAAGGGGAGATTAAAATATGTTTTATTTAGGTTATATCGGCGGTGGGAATTCAACTCTCCGTGCCAAACATCGCCGTATAATAGCAGGGTTGGGGTTATGTCCCAGCCCTGTTTATATTTGGAGGGCTTAATGAAAAGGGATAGTTTTATTTTCTATAGAAGTTTTTATGAAGCGATAGTTTTAATGCCCCCAGAAGAGCAGGTAAAGGTCTATCACGCAATAGCAACATACTGTTTAAACCATAAAGAGACCGAGCTCGATGGCATGGCAAAGATGGTTTTTACTCTTGTTAAACCTCAACTAGATGCGAACTACAAGAGATTTGAGAACGGTTGTAAAGGTGGTAAGCCTAAGCAGGTTGTAACCAAACCCGAACCAAAAGCTAACCAAACCGTAACCAAAAGCAAAGCTAATCTTAATCTTAATGTAAATGTAAATGAATATAAAGAGAATACATTGTCTGGTAAATTGAACCAGACGGCTACTGCAAGGCAAGTAATTGACCATTTAAACAAAACTGCGAACAGGGCTTACAGACATTCAAAGACATCCCTTGAACCAATCGTAGCAAGATTAAAGGATATGGCTTTAGACCCATGTGGCTTGGACAAGTACCCAGATATTAACCCTTACCAGTGGTGTGAATTTGTAATTAACCGTAAGGTTGCCAAGTGGGGTAAAGACCCAAAAATGAGTGAGTTCTTGCGTCCTGAGACATTATTTAGACGTTCTAACTTTGAGAGTTACCTTGGCGAAGTATTAACAAGTATTAAGAAATCGGAGGAATAGTATGCCAAGTCCATACCCAAATAACCCACACAAAATACTAGAGGGGTATCCTATTACAAAACCTTTTCAAAGTATTACTGAAGTTAATGATTATTTCAATAACGATAGAATAGTTTGTTTATTATGTGGAAAACAATATAAAAGTATCACTGCTGGGCATTTAATGATGGTTCATAATATAACAGTAGATGAATATAAAGAAATGTATGCTATTCCTAATGGACGAGGACTGTCTTGTATAACTACAAAAGAAAAACACTCAAACCACGCTTGGAAAATGGTAGATAAAGGCAAGTTTGTCTTAAATAAAAAGGGTTGTGATATGTCTGAGTTCTCATCTAAACCAAAACGCAAATGCCCTCAAAAAAGTAGTGTTGCTAGAAATAATCTAAATGAACATATGAAACCTAAAAGGGATTTAGTAAGACTCAATGGCAAACTTGTTACATTTACAGAGTCAAGAAAAATAAAAAGATTAAAAAAAGGAACACCAGAATATCAAGAAATGCTGTTAGCAAGACCACAATGCCAGCCAGATATAGTCAGAAGAAATATGGGGTCTTACTGGAAGGGAAGGAAAAGGTCTGAAGAAACAACACGAAAAAGGCTAGAAACTTTAAAAAAAATTAAAGCAAGCAAGGAGGAATAAATGATACTAGCACTAGATGGTAAAAATATAGGAGCAATAGAAGGTAATGTGTTTTACAAAAGAGTCAACTCTAAAAAACACAAGATGAGATTACTAAATGCTTATGGGATAGATAGCGAAGCATTTAATAACATTATCTCCGCAAGGTGTGATACGATTAAGCTAACAGAAACAGATACTAAGGCTACTTATACTGTACCAGTCCAGACATTTGAAGAGAAGTCAGTATATAAGCACTTTAAACCACACAGGGCACAACGATTTTTAGAACTGAAATACTGGAGTAAATTATGACAAATACTAAAAAAATATGTGCTACATGTGGTGAGTATTATTCTGGTAAGTACTGTTCTTGTCAGAAGAAAACTACATCAACTGGTTGGGAAAAACTACCCTGCGATATATGCAAAGACCCAGCATTTAATGTGCTGGGTGCAATAAAGGGTGATGGTGGCTACTACCATGGTGGGAAGGTTCTCTGCTCTTCTTGTTATAGCTCAGAGTATGAAAAGGCTTACGAATTTAGAGCAACACCTGAACAGACTGCTAGGTTTTTAATCCTGAGTGGTAGTGAGTCTGTAGTGTGGGATAAAGCTTCAGATGGAATGAAACAATACGCAATCAATTACGCTAAGACTAATGGTATTCCAGATAAAGATAAATCTGATTATGGTCTGAGTAAGATATGTCAACTGATTTAAAAAGACGGGGTATTATTTGTGTGCGTTGTGGTAGAAAACTAGATAATCCAACAGGTCGCCCAACGTACTGTGAGTTTTGTTTACAAGAGAAAAAAAGGAGGGGAAGATGAAACTAAATGAATTTAGGAAAAAGTATCCTAATCACATTAACATCGTGGAGACTTCTAAATTGACAGGCGTACATCATGGTAAAATCAAAAAACTCATAAAACTACACCTCATAAATCCAATCGTACTAGACAGGATTAGACTTAACTATTACTTGCTATCTCCAGATGATGTCGAGGTTGTTAAGTCTTTAAAGGATAAACTTGTACGCATGGAGGGACTATAATGGATAGAACTATAGTAACGATGGGAGCATTGATACTTGTTCTTATACTCTTGGTTTTTGGTACAGGACTAGAAAAGGAAGAACTAAGTAAGGAACTGAAGGCATACAAAACGATGGTTAAGAGAAGTTGTAACTGTCACCCTTATAGGAGTACAAAATGAAAAAATACAAAGTATTAAACAAAGACAAGACTAGCCCATTTAAAAACTTCAAGTATATGTTAGGTAAAGAACACCATGTTCCAGAGATTGATATGTGTAAAGACAATGACTGTTCTTACGGACTGTATGCCACCGATTTAGAGGGCATATTGTATTCCAACCTATCCGATGGTAAGCAAGTTTACGAGTGTGAGGTGAGGGGTAAAGAGGTTGTTATAGACCAGTTTAAACAGAGATTTGAATACTTAAAATTGATTAGAAAAGTCCCACTAAAAGAACTAGAACCAATGCTTAAAAAAGAAAGCAAGAAGCTGGGTTATGATTTATATAGAGCATTGATACCAGTTAATCCCTTAGCTTCCAAGCCGAATAAGCCTACTAAAAAAGATATAGCAAACCTTAAAAAATGGTACTCTGTGAGGGAATCTGTGAGGGAATCTGTGGGGGAATCTGTGAGGGAATCTGTGGGGGACTCTGTGGGGTACTCTGTGGGGGAATCTGTGTGGGACTCTGTGGGGGAATCTGTGTGGGACTCTGTGTGGAACTCTGTGTGGAACTCTGTGAGGTACTCTGTGAGGTACTCTGTGAGGGACTCTGTGTGGGACTCTGTGGGGGCGTATGTTTCCAGCCTGTTTCCTAACATTAAGGACTGGAAGTATATATACCACAAAAAAGGCATAAACCCTTTTCAGTCATGTATAGATTTATGGCACAGAGGCTTTGTACCAAGTTTTGACGGTGAGATTTGGAGGTTACATTCTGGTAAGAAAGCAGAGATAGTATTTGAAATACACAAA